CCACCCACCATGCCCATCTGCAGTCAATCCAAGTCTCTTCGCTTGCATAACTGCTTGCGAATCTCTTGCTTCCGTTAAAAATCGTGAGAAACTTTTCATTTAAAAGATTGATATATTTTATTTATCAGTATAATTTTCCATGTGGTGCAAATTTATCTCCAAGTTTTATTCCAAGATAGAACATATCAGTGATAAATTCTTGCTTCTTCTTTTCATTAGTGATGTTTGTTATTGATTCGAAAAATTTTAATTGCATCAATTTACAAACACCCTGATGATTACCCTTTTCATAAAAATTTAATATAGAATCAACAACTTCATCATAAGAAATAGATCTAGAAATTATTCCATTTTCTAATAATTTTTTATATATTTTTTCATATTCTTCACTTTCTTGAACAAATTTTGATCTGGTTTGTGGATACAATTTATAATTATTATCGAAAGAAATTTGATTATCTTTCATAAGATCAACTAAATTATCTAACACAACTTTACCACCTCTTCCGCCTGATCCTGTTACCAAAGACTCAAACTTTAAATTTGAAAATGATGATGTATTGTTTAAAGTAATTTGAATTTTGTTTTTGTTCTTAAATTTTATTGTCGAACTTAATGTGTCAAGATTATATTCAATTTTCTCAATTTCATTATTTTCATCTTTTAATTCTGTTTCGAATCCATCAACTTTCACATTTACAAAAATAAATTTAGCCTCTCCAGAACCAATTTTTTTCAAAGAAACACCAATAAGTTCTTTTTTAGTTATCAAATTTTTCAATAAATCATTAAATTCTGCTAATGTTTGAGACCTACCAGCATTAGATTTTATATTTTCATTTATGAATTTTTTAATTTCATTTTTTTTATTTTTTTGAATCATCCAAATATCTGCAGGATTCCATTTAACATAATTAATTTTTTTATTATTATAATGAACTCTACTCAAAACTTCTTTTATGAAATCAATAAAACTTCCTTTTCCATATTCAAATTCTTCCCATTGAATAGAACTAAATTTATGGAGCATTGTTTTTTGTTGCTTGAAATATGATTCCAACCAAGCGGACGGCACTGCTCCTTCCCATATACTTTCAAGTTCATAATATTTTTTATCATTCTTAATATCAGCAACAGAATCATATCGAATATTGTCAACTAAACATCTGTTAAAAATCCATACAGATCCCAATTCAGACTTTTCTTCAATATTGCGAAGATTAAAATCTTCAGGATCTCTATATTTTTTTGGTATTTTTGCCGCCGCTGCAGCCATCCTTTGTTGTAAAGTTTTCATTTTTTTTATATATTTAAAAAACCCACTCAACTAAATGTCAAGTGGGTTATAAATTTAGTTATTTGTATTTATCAGCGATTTCTTCTTCTTTCTCTTGCAGCGTCTCTATCCTTCTTTGCTCTTTCAATCGCATCCTTTTTACCACCCTCACCATAATAGTTGTAAAGAACTCTTCTGTCAGATCTTCTTTCTGCAGGTGTTCTTTCTGGTGATTTTGTAGCAGCAGAATTTCTTGCAACTGAGGAACTTCTACTCATACGAACATCAGGGTCTGCAGACGTTCCAATTTTTTCCGGATTACGACGATGCCAACCAGACTCTGCAATAGCCTCAACTGCTTCTGGATCAAGATATACCATAATCGATTCAGCGTCTTCAAGATCTTCTGCATATCCTTCTACACAGAGATACTCAAGAACAATATCATACAGATCATCAGTATTTTCATCAATATACGATTCTACAATTTGTCCAACTTCATAATCAGACAATGATTCGAGTACATTCAGAGCATCATTATAATCATTTGCATATCCCTCAGAGATAAAATCTCCAAGAATTTGAAGTGCGAATAATTCAATATCTTCACCAAGTCTTGCAGCAAGTTTTCTATTTTGCTGAGAAGTCTGCATATTTCTTTGAGATTGCGTCAAAGTTTTTCCAGACTTTGCTTTACCTACAGGAGGAAGTGCTTTTCTTTCCCCAGAATTGGAAACGCTAGACTTCTTTCCAACAATTCTATATGGTGCAGGTTTTCTTCCACTAGAGACAGCAGATTTTGCTGCAGTCTTAACTTCCTTACCGTCAGTTTCTTTAGGTTCAACTTTTGATGCGAGTTTGCGAAGTCCACCAGCAGCGGCCTTTCTGCCAGACTTAACAAGACCTTTGATTTTTTCTTTAGCAGATGCCAGTTTACCAGATGCTGTTTTCTTAGCAGCACTAGCAGCACTCTTAGCAGCACGTCCTGCCTCAGCAGCACCACCAGCAGCAGCAGAAGCGGCACCAGCGCCTAAAGTCTTTGCTTTCTGAGCGCCTGCCTTTGCTTTATCTGCAAGGTTGCGTCCTGCACGAGTAGCAGCCACTTGAAGTCTCTTCATAGCGTGCTTTCTACCAACACGCTCGCGCTCAGCAGACTTCATTCTTTTTGAAGTTGCTGCTGCAGACTTCTTAGCACGAGTTGCTTTATTCTGAAGTCTGTTCATTCTTTCCATTTCAGTTTCTTCGGAAAGAATTTCAGCCTCAAAAACATCAAGACATTCTTGAAGAGTTACTTCATCTTCAGAAAGAATATCTTCCATGATTTCGACAAGTTCATTGTCGGAAAGATCATCTACGAACTCTAAATTATCTTCGAACAATTCTACATCAGTTTCTCTATCAACAGCATAAACAGAATTATATGCTTCGTACAGATCGGTAAGAATTTTTGATTCCATTTTACAAATAGTTTTTAGTTATTTATAAAAAAAAAAGACCCCGAAGGGTCAAGCACCAAGAACAGCACCAATATTATCATCAATTTGTTGAATGACTTCACGAATATCAGAAACCCTAGGAGGAACACTTACTTCACTATAAGTATATCCCCGTTGTGCTTCAAATAAAACCTGACGAACTGCTGCTGCAGTACGAGCATCCATTTTAATTGTTACTTGCTTTTCTTTACTCACAGATCTCCCTCCTTACGATTTTCAGAACGCTCAATACTAAATGCACCTTCAGGATAACGAGCACTCAATTTCTCAAAGTTCATTTGAATAACTTCTTCAAGAGAAATATCAAGTCCAAGACATGCCTGAGAAACATACCACATAATGTCTCCAAGTTCACGCTTCAGATGGAAAAGATTTTCTTCGTTAACTGGTTTGCCTTGGAAAACAATCTTTTTTATAATTTCAGTAAATTCACCAGCTTCAGCAGACATTCCTACGGCAGCAGTAAGCAATCGTTCGGTGGGAAATTCTTGTGCTTCAAGATCAGTGAGTCGATAAACAAAGTCACTGTAGTTTTTACTCGGATTGGATGTTGTGTTATCAACGAATTCAACGTATTTTTTAAGATCAATAGTCATAGGTTTAAAGGTTCTTCTTGTCTATCAGGTAAAATGTTTTGGGGATTAAGTTGTTTGTCAGGTTCCATCTCTTGAGATGTTACGTTCACGACTTTGGGAGGATCTGGATAATGAGCAATTCTATAATAAGATCCTGGATTCATTTTCACCATCATTTGAGCATCTTGTTCTTCTCCACAATGACAACGAACACTTCCATTTTCATTAAGAACCACATAATAGACACCAGAGGTATCCCTTACTTGAATCTCCGATTTTTCTTTAAGTTTCAATTGCATTAGAATTTAAATCCATCAAATGATTTTTTAGGTTTTCTTTCTTCAAAATCATACTCTTCTTCTTGTTTGTTGTCAAGTATGTCATTTTGTGCCGATTGTTCACAGTCATACAATCGCATTTTAGCTCGATCAATGCCAATCACAAACCTCTTATGAATGGTTGGATCATTATAACGATTCTTAAGTTGCTTTACAAGAATCTGACCAAGTTCTTCAAGTTCTTCAGTAGAAATAAGAGCAAACATTAAGTCTGCAGTTGCAGGCAAACCAAATGATTCGGATGTATCAGTTAGTTCCACATCAGAAGAACCATAACCACTACGAGTAGTTTGAGTAGCACTTACAATAGGAACATTAAACTCTACAGCAAGACCACGAAGTTCCTCTGCAATTGCTTTCACAAAAGTGTAAGAATTAATGTTTGCATTTCCACGATAGCGAGAAGAAGAGCAAATATTAAGATAGTCAATAAAGATAATATCTGGATGGAACGATTTTTTCAATGCGAGTTCATTTAGAAGCGCTTTGAAATGTCCAGCATGAGCAGATGCAGTTGGATACTCTTTAATGATGAGAGTTCCTTGTGTTTTCTTTGCAAGATTAGTAACCTTATTTTCGAAAACAGATTTAGGAAGTTCTACAATATCCTTAATATTTACGTTGAGGAGGTTTGCATCAATTCTTTCAGCAATGCGTTCTTCTGCCATTTCCAACGTAATGTACAGAACGTTCCGTCCTTGGAGCAAGACGGAGCTAGCCACATGGCACATGAATAGAGATTTCCCGACGCCCGTACCAGCAAGAGCGATGTTAAGAGTTTTGTTAGGGAGACCACCTTTCGTGATTTTGTTAAAGTATTCGAGATCAAATTCAATTTTATCCTCCTTTTTGTGATACGATTCATATCGTTGTTCATAATCTTCCAAATAATCATGTCCAACATGATTATCGAAACTAACTGCAAGTGCATCCTGAAGAATTGATGGAATCGCATCTCTGGATTTATCTCCTTTGCCATCGGCAAGTTGAATTGATTCCATAAGTGCCAAATAAATGGCCCTATCACGACACCATTTTTCAGTGGTATCAATCAACCAACTTTGCTCTACGGGAATATTTTCCAAATGAGTAATTAAATGAACCAATTTTTTAAATTGATCTTCATTTACATCATTTCTTTTTTCAATTTCAATACACAAAACTTCCGATGTGGGAAGATTGTTATATTCCATCGTAAACTTAGAAATTTCTTCGAACACCAGTTTTTGTTCCTGATCTTCAAAATATTCATGTTTAATGAATGGCAATACCTTTCTCAAATAATCTTCATTATGAAGAAGATTTCTCAGGATTAAAAACTCAACTTTTTCCATCAAATATAATGCAAGTATGTACTCAATAGGTATTTTTCATTACTAATGGGTTTCTTTCCTTCATGAGGAAACATCCATAGTGGTGGGAATATAACAAGTTTACCAGTTCTTGGTGTAATACTAAAATTTTCAAATACTGTCTCACCACCATCAGTCACATCATTCAAATACCAAAAGAACGATAAAAACCTTTTTGAAGTTTCATGGTCCATTACATCGACATGATTATCAAAACAGTCATAATCATTATTGGCATATTTTTTAATTCTCAATTGTTCAAAAGAATTTGTCAAAGGAAAACAATTTCTGCCAACACTGCGGTAATATTCATCGCGATGTTTCAAAACTTTTGAAAATATATGATCATGAAATTTTTTTGCTTCAGGTAAATTATTCAAATTTTTTGTTACATTTAGTTGGCAAAATTTTGCTCCCGTTGCGTATTCATGTTTTTCATGGTTATTTGGATTTTTTTCAAAAAGGTTGATTGCAAACTTGCAACTTTCTTGATCTAGATCATCGTCGTAAACATAAATTAAATCATGCAATTTAACAACCATAACTAAATTCTTGTTTTGCAATTTCGTCAAGTTTTTGCATTACTTCTTCAGTAAAGTATTCTTCTGGATTAGCAAGAATCTGTTTTGCATAGATCTTCTTACCATCCATCTCATAACGTCCTGCTACATTCTTCCAGAGTCCACCAATCTCACCAAGTTCCAGAAGACCATAGTAACGATCAAGACCGCGCTCATCATAATAAAGACGGACTTCAACATCTTTATTCTCCTTACTCAAACGCGATTTAGCAGTCTTAGCCTTGATAATATTTCCGACCACTTCCGTTCCATCCTTTTCTTTCTTTTTGCTGA